AAACCAAACTTTCTTTGTTTTTGCTGATTAAACTGTTTGTTTACCGCTTCTTTTACGTCTGCTGTGATGCGAGTAATAGTGGCATCACTCATGCCACGTTTACCTTTACGCACATCTTCTAGATACTTATGTATTTTAATCTCAGAGGAATGTGTCACATTCACTACTATTCTCCAGACGATTCAATATCAATAAAATCCTCAACTAAAGAAGCATCTTCTAACTCCATTTTGTCTGTTCGCTTTTCATTCCATAGGTTAACAATATACTCATTGTAATTATTAACCCACTCCATAAAATCCGCAAACTTCTGTTGATCGTCGTCAGCAAGATCTATAGATACTGCCATGTTGACACTTTGTTTAGGCAAAAAATATGTCATGCCTGATTTGGTTTTTTCCTCTTCAGAGGAGCAATTAATCCAGTGCTGTATTGGTAGCCTGCGTTCCTTAGCCATTTTGGTAAATGGTTCACCCATAGTTGCGAAGGCATCTTTATTATCAATTTCCCATATAAAGGGTTGGACATCTATGTCTACTTCGTTGCCCTGTTGATCTACTGGGTTAATAAGTTTAACCTCCCCCAACATTACTCTAACTCTTTTGATTGAGTTAAAGAAGTCTTTAGTATCCTTTGGAAGTGCCGTCCAATCTTTAATAAACCCAGAGGGTTTACCACAGTTTAATTGACCTAAGTTGTCCTTTAAATCCCCGTTAAGATCATTGGCCATAATTGTTTTAATATATATATTCTTGTCTGCATCATACCTCCTACGCATAAACCGTTGCACGAAAACACGAAGGTCTACAGACTCCGCATAAATAAAAGTATCATCCGGCATCTGTAGGCGAAACGCACCGCACGGAACGACTTCCATGTTTTTCATTTTGCCTTTTACTTCTACTTGACCCATTACTGCCTTATTCCATATGCGAAGCCGTGGAATAGTAGAGGATTTTGATTTATTTTCTTTAATGTCCGAAGACATACCCATAGCCTGTGCCATTTCGGCAAAGTTACCAGAATTTATGTTTGCTATTTCGTTTGTCATACTAGACCTCCTGTTGATCTAACCAGTTTACACCAATTTTCGCCTCTAGCAATAGGGGCACGTTAAATTCTATTTTAAACTTTTGTTCGATAGTATTTTTTAATTTGCTATTTATGTCTACAATAATCTGTTTTACTTCTTTAACTTCATCGGGATGTATATCCACAACAACAGAATCATGTACAGAATTAACAAGCATAGACTTCATGCTCTTTAATTTATGATACATATCAATTAATACAACGGGAACAATATCGGCTGTAGCAAAAGATTGCACTGGATAATTTTTTATTGCAGTAAAATTTGTTACTGTCCCATTCCTTCTGCGTTTAGTTCCGGGGAACTTAAATTGTCTGCCACTTGGCGTAGTGACACCTCCCGTTCGTAAAACTTCTGAAGCCAATTGTGTATGCCATTTTCCTATTCCTTCGTATTTGGTTGTAAATTGTTCATAGTAAGACGCTTCTTCGGGTGTTCTTCCGAATCCTGTTGCCCCGTAGAGAGGGGCGAATGTGTGTGCTTTTGCATCTTGTCTGTTAGTCTCCTGACCCGCTTCTGTAATAACTTTCGCTGTGTATGCGTGGACATCAAAACCATTCTTTACTTCCTCTATCGCTACTTCATCTTGTGACAAAAAAGCTGCCACCCTAAATTCTAACTGAGCAAAATCAGCTTCCATTATCTTTCCCCCTTCCCAACGAGAGATGAACACTTTCTTAACAGGGAAAGTACCACCGCGAGGCATGTTCTGCATGTTAGGATCACGTCCGCTAAACCTACCAGTAGATGTCATATGTTGGGTCAGTCTAACATGTAGTAGCCCATCTGGTTTAAGGAAAGTTCTAATACCCTCTATAAAGCTACTAAGGTAAGTATCAATTGCACTAAGCCTACGAATTTTAAATAAGAAACTTGCTTCTCCCTCCATTCCTTTTGATTTTGCTATGCGCTCTAAAAACTCTAAGTTACTTTTGCTAGTACTAAAGCCATTCGCACTGTGCCATTTAACAGAAGGTGCAGTAAATTTTAAGCCGGCTAAAATAGGCTGTTCTTTAAGAACATAGCCTCTACCTACACAAACAGTACACTTAGTTGCATTCTTAAAATTAGACCCATCCTTTTTTACCTTATAAAATATGCCCCTGCCTTTACATGCTACACATTTAGTAGCTTTTGTTTTCCTTACAATGTTTGAGGACTTACCTACAAAATTCTTAAAGTCAGACGAACTCATGTACGGTTCAGCACCCATAGCCCATTGTGTTTTGTCTTTTGGCTTTCTGGAATAAATGACCCAAGAGAGTTGCTCTGGCGAATTCAAATTAATTGGGGTATCTCCCATAAGATTTTTAACATGTAGATTAAGATCGTGAGTAAGGGTATCTCGCTCACTCTCAAATTGAATTTTCACTTCGTTCAATGCATCCATGTCTACTGCAAATCCATTTTGGTAAATGCGGGCTAAGACAACACAAGTTTCCATCGTAAGATCTACGACTAAGTTTAACCCGCTATTAATAGCATCTCTATAATCAAGAGACTGCTCATAATATAATAATTCAGTGGCGCGTAAGTCCGCATATAAGTATTCTTTTAACTCTTCGTATGGTATCTGATCAGTTTTATACCCATCCTTCAGATACTTTTTCAGTGTGTCTTGTTTCTTTACAGGCAAATCTCTTCTCTCAGCAACTGCTTCTAAAGACAGTGGCTCTTTAACACCGCGCTGTAAAATATACTCAGCTAGCATTGTGTCCCAAACAGCACCTTCATATTTAAATCCACTCTCCCACATCCACAATAAATCGTGTGGCGCGTTATGTGCAATCATCAGTGTAGTTTTATCGAGTATGGCCTGTATCTCATCACAATCGTTTTTGCGGTATTCATACTTGCAATCATACTCAGTGTGATCAAACGTCCAGTGTCTGACCTCCTCACCCTCAACCTTTATTCCTACCATAACTAAGCTGTTGCCTGTTTCATAAGGATCAAGGTGTAGCTTGCCGTCTCTTTTTGTTACTGTATTTTCTACGTCAAGAGTTATCTTCATGTGTAGACACCTTCCATAAATCTTCTATTGATAAATTGTAGCAGGTAGATTTGACAACGTATCCATTATCGGAATCTACATCGCCCTTTTTCATGTACCTAGATATTTCATAGTAAAGTTCGCGAGGTATCATTCCAAGAAACCAAGCTACGCTATAGTCATTTTTAACTCTGACAAAAGCAAAATTGTCACATTTCTGATGTGTACTTAATTCTGCCACACTACAGTCATAATGAGGTAAAGGCTTGACTGATGTGCGTTTTGTCTTAACATCTACTGTTTGCCCATTCGATAAAACTAAATCATAATCATACGTATTTTCTTGGCGGGCTTGTAGAATTACAGATGCAATAATTTCACCTATAAAACCCGCAACATTTCCTTGCCCTCTGGTAATACTGTTATGTAACTTTCCCATTTCAACAGCTTGTCTACGCGCTTCAATTAACTCAGCATCTTTTACATTAACTTCGATCATTCTTCAAACCTTCCTATTTGATACTGAAGTTGACAAGTTAGATACCCATGCCATCCAGTAAGTTTGTTTTTTACGGAGTTGATATGCCTTTGTAGATCATCTTCTTCCATGCCCTCAATTGGTGGATTTTTACTAATCAATAACATTAAATCAGCCTCAGATGCCTTACCAGTTTTAGACCCTTCGGTCATTGATTGATTAAGCACTATCTTACCTTCCGCTTCCGCTGACAGTTGGGACATGTAAAATACAGCACATTTATATTCTTTAGCTATACGTCTGGCGTATATTGCACAACTTTTTAAGCCTTCGTGGGATTGGTCTTGAGCAAATTTATCACCCATGTCAAGTACAACTACGTCGGGACTATACGTTTTACATACAGATTCCACCCACGCCATATCTCTACCTGTTGCATCTTTAATCTTAATATTTTCTTTCAGTTTAGCCCAACGCTGCTGAGCGGTTCTTGGACTGTTCCTAATCTCTTTAAGTGTCATGCCTGATGCAGCAGTAAGATATCTAGCTCCTACTCTATGCGTTCCTTCCTCATTACATAGTACGATGCAAGAAGCCCCCTGTTGAGCAAATCCGTTTGGCGCGGCAATCATACTAGCGTGAAAAGAAGTCTTCCCCGTATTAGGTCTAGCCCCTACAACAATTAAGTGCCCATCATTAACACCTTCTACACGGGCAGCCAAAGTATTAATATTAAAACGCCATCTGGCCTCTAAGTCATTTTTATCTAAGAGAGTGTCTATTGAGAGATCATCCCATTCAATATTTAAATCCGGTAAAAAGTCATCTCGATAATGTTCAATGATATTCCGTAATGGTTCCAAAGAAGATTGCGTACCGTTTACCATGTCAAAACCTAGATTAGCTACCTCCTCTCCTAAATATTGCCTAAATAGTTTTGAT